GCTAAAATTTCTTCTGCAGATCCCGGTCGAGATTGAGCAGATTGAACAAATTGATTAATATTTTCAGTAACTGACACATTTGAATTTGGAAAACTAAATTGGTTGTTCTGGGAAGATTGGACTACTGTAATGCTTTTACTTTGTTCATATTGTTCTACTGTAGAACTGTTGTTTGAATTAATTTTAGAAACATTTCCTGAAACTAGATCTATGTCAGGCACATTAAGTGCTCGAATTGCCAAGTTATCAGAATCTATTAAAGTATCCTCTACAATAGCTTGATTGTCTGCACTTTGCCTAATAGATACATTACTCATTCTTGCATTTAAATTTGTTTCTTCAAGCAAGCTTTTGTTTTGATCATAATTTTCTAGATTATTTTTTCCAAAATCTGATATTTGATTATTTGTGCCTGCGCTGTAAATTACATTTTCATATTCAATTGTCAACGACATTGACATTGTTTTTGCTGCATCACTGTATTCATGATCACTAAATTGTGCACTATTAATCATTGGGTTTACTAATAGCATTTTGCTGTATTCGCCGTTGCCCATGCTGAATATTTCAATCTTATTAATGAAAGGCAAGCTGTTACCATTATCAAGGCCATATCGTCTATTTAAGCTGTAATTTGCATAAACATCATCAATGTTCCAGGTACTATTAATTGAATGGTTGCTATCGGCATTGTAATGTTGATTATACGCAATCCACATATTTCTGATATTGTTAGCAATATCATCATGGAATTCTAATTTAATAGGTTGGTAAACAACACGTTTGTTTATAATACGTTTTCTATTATATTGGTTAAGTGTTTCTGTTTCAAATTGGGTTTCAGGAAGATCTGTTGATTTTACTAAAACACTAATATCTTTAGTCTCGATGCCGCGAAACCTTCCAAGCAAGTTGTTGAAAGAAAGGCTAACGTGAAAATTGAACCCGGTATACGGTGTTTTTGTATAACCGGGTTCTTGTGTAAAGGTCTTTGCTGCATGATGGTAGTCGCGAAGAGCAAAGCCTAGATTATTTGGACTATTGAGATCGGCCATTTATGTCTTTCGTTAACTACCTGTTGAGTTAACACCTACTGTTCTAGTTACCTGAGCACCTACGCCACTGTCATCTGGCTTTTGTAAAGCATTATCAAATCTTAATGTCATACTAATAGTTGCAGGTTCACTAGTGTTATATGCTAGTTGATTGTAGTTTACATTCTGAACAAAACATCCATACAGTTCCCAAGTTTCTAAAATACCTGGCTCAGATGTACCATTGCCGCCGTCGAGCATTTCAAATTTGGTTTTAAACTTATAGTCCATGCCACTTGCTGCACTAGCTTGTTCAAAAAAGTCAAACTGTCTTTGTAGTTGTTCGCCAACAAGTCTACTAACATTTCCTGCTGCGTCATCGCGAATATTGACTGTAACGTCTTGCCATGTGTGACGTCCAGCAAGTCTTACTTTACTGTTGTACACATCCAATGTAATGTCGTCAAAATCAACTTGTGGTCTTGAAATATCAATAACTTGTTTAGTTAATTCGGTTGTTGGTTTGCTTACACCAAAGTTTTCAAACAGTACTCTAAAACGATACTGTAACTTTGGCATTAATAGCCCCTGTGTGCTTGCGCTTTGATCTGTTGCAACAGGAACGGTAAATCTATTCAAACTTGCGACTGCCATTTAAATTTCTCCTAAAACTTTTTATAACAGTATTTATCTATTTCTTGAAGACAATTTCATCCTTGTTCTTTGATAGTTTTTATAAAAAAGTCAAGAAAAAACCCCTCATTAAGGGGTTTTAACTTACTATTGGTATATCTTTTAGCTTGAAATAGATCCGGTATTTTGAATTCTAACCGGAATGTAAATAAACTCAACTGCTTTGACTGGTTCAATAGCAATATCTACATACAGTTCATTTCGATCAATTCTTGCTGGTGTGTTGTTTGAATCATCACAAACTGCCAAATAATCATACAATGCACGTTTTGCTACTAGATCATTTAAGAAGCTATCAATGACACCTTTTACTTCGTCTCTTGTAATTTTATCGTTTGGTTCAAACAAGAACGGGCGCACTATTGTATCAAGTTGCAATCTTATAAATGCAGTAAGTCTAGCAACATTGACTCTATCTAAGGCACTAGGTGCAGCGGCTCTAGTTTTTTGTCCAAACGCAACGATACCAGTTTGTGCAGTTTGTACCAGAGGGTTAACTCGATTTTCGTAAAGTGTATCTCTTACACCTTCACGCACACCAATTGACACGAACTCACTGTTATTACCTAGATAACCTAATCTTGTTGCATTATCTATTGTACCACGACGTGTACCGGCTGGCGCAAACCATGGATAGCTAACTTGATCGCTACGAATCATCATACGCATAACAGCATAACTACTTGGCATAGCAACGCTATTTCCACTTAGGTCAGACCCTAGAACTGACGGATACCAAACTCCTACATAAGGATCTGTTGTTACTAGTGAACTTTCACCGTCGGCACCGTTGAGGTCTGCGTTTGTTAACCAATTTAATAATTCAGTGCCTTCGCTTGCTACACGCATAGGACTATCGCCAACTACAAATGCAGTTTGTTTTCTATCGTTATTTAACTGAACCATGTTTGATATTAGTTCCGGATATCCCGGTGCAGCAATTAGATTAAACTGACGCTGCTCTTCACGTATAGATGTATTACCATCAATTGCTGCTTTCATAGCTTTAGCAATAACATTGCGTTGTGCTTTACGTCCAAAAAACGCATGACCGTTTTCTCTTGACCCACTGATTGATACCCATGTATTTTTTTCAGTTGGCAATGTTTCGTCGGCGTAATCAATGGCATTAAAGTAATCAACACGATACTCTTTAACATTAAAGTTACTTCGTCTTGTATTAACTAGTAACATTCCTCTTGGGTATAAAGTTGCAGATGGTGCATCAAGATCTAAATAATCATTAGTTAACAATGATTTTATACTAGGTATTGTACCAGAGTTTACATCTGTAGTACTATCTCCCATAAATCTTGCATCAGCAAACAGAATACCGTTTTCGGTTGTTTGATCTTCTGTGCTAATTTCAACCCATTGATCAACTAGCGCAACTAGTTCATATCTATAGAGCTTAGGATAGTTTTCTAAATCGGTTGTGTCTACCCAAAGATCCCCATATGCTAATGCTGATTTGTCGCTTTGTTGTGTTGGTTCTGTTGCACTAAAAATTGGTCCATTGGGATCAGTATTGCTCAGGTTAAACCCTCTTGCATCACTGGTTACGTTTTTGTAACCTTTCCAGGTGGTTCCATCATGGATCATGATATCTGCTTCACCGGTTTCGCCCCAATACCATTTTTGTTTATTCACTGGATCAATGCCAGGAGCATTTGCACTAATTGTTATATCAGTGACTCCCCAGTTACTAATAATAAGATCACCGTCTGCATCTTCTCTAGCATAATCGCTACTACCAGTAATGCCAACATCTGCAAGAGGAGTACCACTTACTTCTGACAATAAAATAACACCGCCTGCAGTATGAGAAATAGTAACTTCACCTGTTGCAGTAACAGATGCACTAACATTAGTTAAGTTAGCAGCAAGAATATCTTCTACCATGGACGCTGCAGTAGTACCAGTCAATGTAATAGTTGTTGCAGAAGGCATTACTGACGAGCCAACTGTACTAGCACTAATACTAAAACTTTCGCCAAGTACAGTAGTTGGATTTGCTGTTAAACCTACAACCGTAACAGCACCTGTAGCTAATCTATCAAGTACTTTATAGGTTACTATATCGCTTTCGGTTGTATCATATTGAACAAATACTGTTCCGGCTGCAATGCCAGAACCGCCCCTTAAAGGATCATATATAGCATTTGCACTTTGTCCGTTTTCGTATAATGGTGCGCTGACTAATTCCCAACTACCAGTTAGTGAATTGTAACGTTTTACTGAAAAGCTTGCACCGTTATTAACGGCTGTTGTTTTTACCCACACACTTTGGCTTGGTCTAGATTGACTGTCACCCGATTTCCATTGTGGAATACTAGTATGTGCACTTTGTTGTACTGCTGGACGATAATATGTACTAGCCGTGATTTGTAAATCAGCCAACGGTGTTCCAGTATCGTTTGAAATTGCCATTGCGCCATCTACTGTACTACCATCGCTTGCTGCAGTATTATCAATAAAAATTTGTAATTTTCCAGATGCTGCGCTTGCAGTAATGCCAGTAATACCTGCATTAACAATATCTGATGCAGTTGTTGTTACTGTTGTACCAGTTAGTGTTACAATAGTACCATTAATTGCAATTGATTCCGAAGAAGTCAATGTAGGGTTTGTAGCGCCGCTTGTTACAGCCGGAATACTGTTCATCCAAGCTGTGCTTCCTACTAGTACCCAATTATTACTTGAATTTTTATAGTATGTAGGCATTGCAGACTGTGTTCCATTTACTGCATAACTTCCTACTGTGCCAATACTTGCCGATGGCACACCGCCTGTTAAATCAGCAGTATTTGTAATTACAATTGGAGCAACAAGGTCAAATTCTTGATCTGTGCTATCCCATTTAAAAATACCAAATCGTGTTGTGGCTGTGTCTAGCCAGTATGTCATGTCTAAGGGAGCAGCTTCTGGTCTGCTGCTTCTTCCAACTAATTCACCAAGATCAACATCTGCTCTCAGCACATATGCTCGGCTAGTTGTGCCGAGTAAACTGTATGCAGTTTGTAAACCGTATTCGTTTAATTCATAACCGTGAATAGGTGTTCCGCTTGAGTTAGTGTAAAATGTTGGTGTACCAAAGAAATTTACTACATCTCGTTGGCTTGTTAATACGTAAAGGTCGCCTGCATTTGCAGCAAGTGTGCCTGATGCAACCGTACCTTGGGGGGTAGTTTTGTTCTCCGCACTTGCAACAATTACAAGTGGAACAGTAGAGACTGAATTTGGAGCGTATTGACTTTCGTCTGTAATACTTACGTCAACTCCGGGAGATACTAATGGCATATGTTAGTTCCTTTTTAAATATAAGTATATTTAGCCATTTATTCTTAAAATAGCGGTTTTTAATAGAACCTTTAAAACCTTTAAATAGTATTATGACATTAAAAAACTGTGAAACATGCAATAAACATCCTGTTACTGTAAATTATGTCCGAAATGGCAAAACTTACTATAGAAAGATATGCTATTATTGTACTAAAGAGAAAAAACAAGCTAAACATCAAATAAATCAACAGTTAAAAAAAAGTGGTTATAGAAAAAAAATAACATGCGATAGATGCAGATTTGTTAGCAAAACACCAGATCAAATAAAAATACACTTCCGAGACGGCAATTTATACAATGCATCTTTAAATAATTTACGTAGCTATTGTATTAATTGTATAATTGAAGTGAAGAATAATCCTGCTGCAGATAAAAGATCTATTATAGCAGATTTTTAACTATTTCTTTTTAGGCTTTGCTGGTCTCCGTGCCTTATTTAAGATTTTAGTTAGCAACGAACTAGGATCAACACGTTTGGTTCTTTTTGATCTACGAGCTGCTCTTGCTGATGTTTTTGCTCTAGTTTTGGTCATTTGTATACGTTTAGCAATATTAATTGGAGCAAAGCATTGCGACATACTACTTACACGTTTACCTGCTCTAGGACCGCTACTACAACTAAATTTTTGCGAAGTGCTTACACCGCCATTTTTATTCTTAGAGCGAGCAAAAATCATACTAGTTTCGGTTAGTTCGTCGTCAATTGATTTGCTAAAAAATTCATGTAATCTCATAATCTTATCCTATCACAAACCACATTGGTGCGCCGCCGTCTACATAATTAGACAAATCTTGCAGCAAAGTAACCATTTCATTTTCTGCTTCTGCTTTTAGTGCTGCACCGTTAAGAACAGTGCCGCCTGCTGGGCCTGCAACAGTAGCAAACTTTTCTCTAGCTTCACCCAAGGATTTCTTAACCATTGCTTGTGTATAGCCTTTAATCCATGGATAAGCATATACATCTTGTAGCAACATAAAATCAGGCTTTTGGTTGTGTGCCCAAAGCAATACCGATTCATCGCTATTTCTTGGACGCCTAACTAATGTAAGTTTTTTAGTTGAAGGATTAAATGTATAATTTACATATCCTCCAAACATCTTACTAGCTTGCTCTTGGTACTGTGCAAAAAATTCATAGTTTGCAAGACCGCCAACACGACCGCTTTGTAACAAATACATGTTCATGAAGCCAGCTTCAAACGGCTCAAGACTTGTTGTACTACTACTAGCACTACCAAGTGTTCGACGAAACACTTGTTGAATACTCATTACTTCTGTTGGCAAAATATATTCGTTTTGATCTTCTACTAGATCTAAAAAAAGATAACTTTCTTCAACTGCATTGCTGCTACGCTGTCTGTAAAT